GTTTTTTATGCATAGTGTCAGTTGAAAGTTTGCGAGAGCGCACTATACTGGGCATAAGACCAACTAACTAGCAGGTTTCCAACATGAGCCGACGTGCCCCCACTGTGGAAGACTTTTACCTCGACCCCGAGGAGTACCTGGCCGCCGCTCGGGCGTACCTTATGTGGCTCGGGGTGACGCGTCAGAACGCCGTGGTGCACAAGCTGCTCTTTGACCTGGAGTCGCCCCGCATCTCCCGGACTCGCAAGGCGCGGGCGGTGCAACACGTCGACAAACTCATGAGCGATCTTGCTGCCAGACTAGGGGTGCCGGTATGCCCAACTTTAAAAAATCCATAAGCGAACACGTGGCCAACGGCACGTACCGCCGGGACCGCCACGGCGACCAGGCATCAGAAGTGATCATCGACCAGAAGCTGCCCCCGTGCCCCGACTACCTCGACCCGGTGGCCGCGGACGAGTGGTCCCGCATTGTAAAGATATTTGCCGACAAGAACGTGTTGCGCGCCACGGATTTCGGGGTAGTCACGCTCTACTGCCACATGTTCAGCAAGATGCGCCACGCGCTGACCAACGGAGACGTGGACGGCCTGATGACTCCCGCCTGGATCACCCAGTTTCGCCAGCTTAGCCAAGAGTTGGGGCTAACCCCGGTTAGCCGCGCAAAGCTTAAAAATGACGGCAAAGACGTCCGCCCGTCTAGCGCTGACCCCTACGCGGATTTCTGATCATGCTGGCCGAGCTGGAAGGGTACCCATATTGCGCCGCGGCACATCAGTACGCCGTGGACGTAGAGTCGGGTACGCTGTCGGCTCCCACGGACGTGGTGCTAGCCTGCCGGCGCTACCTTTCAGACCTTGAGCGCGATGACTTCCCGTATTATTTTGACCCGGACGTAGCAGAGCGCTACTTGCGGTTCATCCAGACACTGCCGCACACCCGTGGCCGCTGGGCGCGCGACTCCCGCAAGTGCATCAAGCTAGAGCCGTGGCAGTGTTTTTTTGTAAGCCAGATATTCGGCTGGCACCAGGAGGATACAGGTCACCGGCGGTTTCGCGAGGCCACGCTTTTCGTGCCTCGCAAAAACGGTAAGTCGCTCCTGGCGGCAGCGATCGCCCTGGCGGAGTTTTGCCTTACGCCGGACTACGCGCCAGAAATTTTTAGCGGCGCAACAACGGAGAAGCAGGCGCTAGAGGTGTTTAAGCCCGCGCGGTACATGTGCCTAAAACGGCCCAGCCTTTGCAAGCGGTTCAACATCTCGGTCAATGCTCGCACGTTGACGCAAGACGACAGCGGCGGCAAGTTCGAACCGGTCATCGGCAAACCGGGCGACGGCTCCAGCCCCCTAGTGTGGATCGTGGACGAATACCACGAACACGCGGACGACGACCAGGTAGAAACCGCCCGCACGGGGATGGGCTCTCGCGACTCCCCGCTACTGCTAATTATAACAACCGCGGGCCGGAACCTCAGCAGCCCCTGTTACACGCACATGCACGAACTGTCGCAAATGTTGCGAGGGTCTAAGCCCATGAATGACCGCGCTTTTGCCCTAATGTACGCTATGGACCCCGACGAGGATTGGCAGGATCCGGCGGTTATACGCAGGGTAAACCCCAACCTAGGGGTCAGTGTGACCGAGGACTTTCTGCTTGACGCGCTGCGCACGGCCAAAAACCAACCACAGAAGCAAAACGGCATCTTAACCAAGCACATGAACCGCTGGGTTAACTCGGCGGTAAGCTGGCTGTCTATGGCCGACTGGGAGCGCATGCGCGACCCCGAATTGCGCATCGAAGATTTTCGTGCCGACGAAGGGGTGATCGCGGTAGATTTGGCGCGAAAACTGGATCTGTGCGCGCTAGTTGTGTGTTTTACTCGCATAATCGACGAGCGCCGGCACTATTACCTGTTCCCCACGTTTTGGTTGCCGAGCGAAACCATAATTAAGTCGCCCAATCAAGCATATAGCGCGTGGGAGGCGTCCGGAGACCTGCAAGCCATAGAAGGGCACTCGATTGACAACGGCCATATTATAAGTAAAATAAAAGACCTAAAAGCCGCGCACCCCCGTATAAAAGAGGTTGCCGTCGACCCATGGAAAGCCGACGAGCTTTTTCGAGAGCTAGAAGAGCACAACGTTTTTGAGTTTGCACAGCGAGTCAAAACGATGAGCCCGGCAATGAAAGAGTTTGAATCAGCGTTAGCAGATGGGCGCATTCACCACGACGGGCACCCCATCCTCATGTGGAACGTGTTCAACGTAATTACCACTGAGGACGCCGGTGGGCAGCTTTTTCCAAGAAAGACGAATGCTAGTTCCAAAATAGACGGCGCCATTGCCTCCCTAATGGCCGTGCACAGATGCATGGTTGCAGAAGAACCGGAAGGAGAATCCAACGTAGAGCGCTACGGAATAAGGACCTTATGAACTACATAACACTTTTGCTTTTTCTGGCAGGAACCCTTATCCTAGGGGTGGGCATGGAGTTCTTGATACATCCGTATGGCCTCATTATAATAGGAGGCCTCTACACACTTATGAGTATTGTTGATGTCGTTCATACGAAACTTGTTCAGTCAAGAAAGCCGCGCCGATAAATACGACCCGGTTCACCCCAAAGACCCGGCGTTAGCAGAGCTTTTTGGCGGCTTGTTTTCTAACACGAGTTCGGGCGTATCGGTTACCCCTAAAACCGCGATGCGAATATCCGCGGTATATACCTGCGTGTCTATTATTGCCGAGACTGTGGCGCAGATTTCTATAAATACCATAAATATCAATGACAAACAACCGGTAGACCTGCCCATTAGCAACCTGCTGTCTCACAACCCCAATCGGTTCCAGAATTCTTTCGAATGGCGCGAAAGCGTAATGTGGAACTACTTGCTAGGCGGCCGGTCTGTGTCACAAATTTTTACAAACGGCAGCGGTCGGATTACCGAGATTGTGCCCTTGCCGTATGATTGCGTGACGGCATTCCGCGCGCCGGACGGTAGCGTTGCGTATGAGGTTAATTTGCCGCACATCCCCAAATACGTGCTGCTGGCAAGCGAGGTTTTGGACTTGCGCGGCCCGTCGCTAGATGGCGTCGAGTGCATGACAACGATCCAGCTCAACCGCGAGGCGCTGGGGATTGCGGCGGCCACCGACAGCTTTGCAGGCAAGTATTTTGGTTCCGGCGCCAATGTGGCCAGCGCAATTGAGACGTCGGAAAAGCTTACCGACAAAGCTTACCAGCGTTTACAACGGTTTATGCGCAGCAAGCAAGGGCTGGACCAAGCCCACAGCACAATGATTTTGGAAGAGGGGCTAAAGTTCCGTAACCTGTCGCTCAATGCAGAAGACACGCAGCTACTCGAGTCGCGTAAGTTTTCTAAGTCTGAAATCGCGGCGATGTTTCGCGTCCCGGTCAGCAAACTGGGCGACACCGAGGCGAAAACACGTGCGAGCAGCGAACAAGACGCTATTGACTTTATCTCCGACGCGATTACGCCTAAAGTTATCCGTTTTGAAAACGTGCTCAACGCATCCCTCTTGACAACGGCCCAGCAAAAACGGTATAAGATAAATCTTGACGAAACTGAATTATTACGCGGGGACAGCGCAGCGCGCACAGAGAGTGACCGGAAACTGTGGAGTATGGGCGCCTTGTCTCCCAACGAAATCCGCCAGCGCCGGGCATTGCCTGCACGCGAGGGAGGCGACCGCTATTACACCCCCGCGAATATGATTCCGGCGGATTTAGCAGATGACATCTTGCTTAAAGGCCCTGCGGGCATAGCGCAAAGCAGCGGCGAAACCGAAAGCATTGAACCAGGGACACCGGACGCATGACGAATAAAGAAACGCGCTCGTTTCAAACAGTTTTTGAGCTACGGAAGGAAGAAAGTGCCCAGGGACCGGGTTTTATCGAGGGCTACGCAGCCGTATTTAACAGCGAAGCGGAAATTGGCGGCATGTTCCGCGAGCAAATTGCTCCCGACGCTTTTTCAGAGGTTTTGGCGGATGACGTTCGCGCGCTTTTTAACCACAACGTGGACCAAATCCTCGGCAGAACCAAATCTGGCACGCTTACCCTAAGTCAAGACAGCCGTGGGCTTTATTACCGCGTCGAACTGCCAGACACCGAGCTTGGCCGCAGTCTAGCGGAATTGGTAAGGCGGGGCGACATTTCGCAATCATCTTTTGGCTTTGTCGTAAAAGACGAAACCTATTCTGATTTAGACAAATCGCTGCCTTTACGCACGATCACTAAATTTGAGCGGCTACTTGACGTGTCTCCCGTGACATTTCCCGCCTTTGTGGACACCACGGTAGCCAAAAGATCGTTAGAAGAAAAGAAAATTTCGCAATTTGACACCGAGCAAGCCTTGAGGTTAAGATGCGAGTTGTTACGTAAAACCCTGTAATCACTAAAATGAGGCTGTAGTAATGGCGGATAAAATAACCGAACTGAAACAAGAACGTGCTCGACTTATTCAAGAAGCCCGTTCGCACATTGATGCCGCTGAACTGCGGGCAAAAGATGCAGGAAGCGCGAACATTAACGCGGAAGATCAAGCGAAATACGACACAATTTACAGCGATATTAGCAATTTAGAGGGCCGCATTGAGCGCGAAGAGCGTCAGCGCGAGCTTGAGCGCAAAGTAGCCGAGCGCACTGCCGAAGAAATGGACCAGGCCGGCACCCGCGCGGAGAAAAAACACGCAAACGTACGCGAAGAAGTACGCAGCTGGTTGTTGACAGGTAGTCGCCCACAAAGCGGAGAATTTCGTAACCTGCAAGTTGGCAGCGACACTCAAGCTGGCTACTTAGTAATGCCTGAGATCTTTGCTCAAGAACTGATCAAATTTGTTGATGATCAAGTCTTTATGCGTCAGCTAGGCACCTCGTTTCAAGTTCCTAACGCTGAGAGCCTGGGCGCCGTGTCGCTCGACCAAGACCCGGCCGACGCCGATTGGACGACCGAACTGGCCACAGGCAACGAAGACAGCACTATGGCTTTCGGCAAGCGTAGCTTGACCCCTCGTCCATTAGCCAAGCGCATCAAGGTTTCTGAGTCTCTTTTGCGTCGCGCTATGATGGCTCCCGAATCGCTTGTGCAACAACGTCTTGCTTATAAGTTTGCCGTAACCGAAGAAAAAGCGTTTTTGACTGGTAATGGCTCAAATCAACCGCTTGGGATCTTTACGGCTAGTGCTGACGGCATCCCCACTTCGCAAAACATCTCTACGGGTAACACCACTACCCAGATCAAGATGGATAATCTATTTGAAGTTAAATATGCGCTTAAGAGTAACTACCATCCGCGCGCAGCTTGGATTTTCCACCGCGACGCCGTCAAACAAATTGCAAAACTTAAAGACGGCAATGGCCAATACTTGTGGCAGCCAAGCGTTGTGGCCGGCACTCCCGACCGACTTCTTAACAGTCCGGTATATTTAAGCGAGTACGCCCCTAACACGTTTACGACTGGTTTGGTTGTTGGCGCATACGGTGACTTTAGTACTTACTGGATTGCCGACGCAATGAACATGCAGATTAAGCGACTTGTTGAGCTGTATGCTGAAACTGATCAAATTGGTTACATTGCTCGCAAAGAAACCGACGGCATGCCGACCCTTGCGGAAGCAATTGCTCGCGTTACTTTGGCGTAATCCTGACATCCAAAAACTGGAGTAGAATAAATGAAAGATATTGTTAATAACCACGAGTTTTCTGTAGTGTCCAACGCAGTTGCAGCGGGCACCTCAAACGTTAACTCCGCTAGTGTTGACACGGCCAATTGTGAGTCAGTGGCTTTTTTGATCACCATGGGCGCCATCACATCCGGTGCGGTAACTAGTGCGGCGATTGAGCAATCAAGCGACGACGGCGCTGCCGACACGTTTGCCGCCCTCTCGGGCAGCTCCGTTACCATTGCAGACACGGACGACAACAAAGTATTTGTGCTTGAGGTCGAGCGCCCTCGCGAGCGTTACGTGCGCGTAACTGTTGATAGAGGCACGCAAAACGCAGTAATCGAAAGTATTGTCGCTATCAAAGGCGGTTTGAGAAAACTTCCGGCTACTCAGCCCTCTACTGTGGGCGGCACCGATGTAGTCTATAGTCCAGCGGAAGCCTAATCAATAGCTTAGAGGGGAGCCCGCAATGACGGTTCACAACACTAATATCTATAGGGAGCAAGGCGGCGACAACCTCGTCGTCGAGTCTTCTGCAAAGGCCGGTAAAATTGGCGGTGTCTCGTATACCATAGGCGCCGAAGACACTAACGCAATCACGGTCAACGTGCAGTTACAAAAAGCAGACAGTGCAGCTAGCGATATTGATTTTAGCGCATGCGTCTTAATGTTTTTGTCAGACGATTCTGGCGGCGTGGGCGTTTCGGGCACTGCTCCAGACACTAGCGTGGCTGCCGGAACAGACGGCGCACTGATCGTTGAGCACACAGCTGATCTAGTGTGGACCGCCCAAAGCGAGTCTGACGGCGACATAGACATTGTTATCACAGAAACGGGCGCAGACACGTGGTATTTAGTTACCGTGTTGCCGGACGGGTCACAAGTGGTCTCCGACGCAATCACGTTTGCCGCCTAATTAAGTACCAGAACCCACGGAGTTTAAAACTGTGGCCGATACATTTAGCGGATATACACCGAGCATCTCTGACCCCGCGCAAGGTGCCGAAGCGGTAACGCCAGGCACCCCGTTTACTAACACGTGCAAAGCGATCTATGTGGGCGGCGCAGGGAACATCAACCTGACTACTGCTTACGGGGACACGGTAACTTTTTCGTCTGCGGCAGCCGGCGAGATAATTCCTATACGCGCTACTGTGGTAAATTCGTCTTCAACTACCGCAACTAACATGATAGCGTTATACGACTAATGTATTCGTACGGTCTGGCTGTTGTGTCGGTAATCCTTAAATACGCTGCAGTAGCCATAGCAGCGCAAACACTACAAACGGAGGCGCTCGTTAATTTAGAAACCGAGAGCGCTCAAAATCTCGAAACGGGGTAGCCAATGGTTGCGATTAGTGCGCTTACAGAAACGACAGCCCCAGACCACAACGACAATTGGATTCCTATAACGGTCGGGTCCACGACGTTTAAAGTTGACCCGCGCCAACTTCTAGGTGGCGGCCGGGCCGATTATGCAGATTCTACCTACACGTCAGGGTCGCCTTTTTCTTTGTCTGCAAACACTGACACGTTGCTACCAAATGACGGCGTTAACGGCCCAAAAACATATGAGCCGCCCGGGTTTACGCTGTATTCGAGCGGCAAAATCCGAGGAAAAGAGGGCGACGCCCTTACAATAACCGTAGAGTTTAAATCCGAGCCGACTAACCAAACAGCCACTAATTTAGAAATTTGGTTTGACATTGGCGGATCGGTTGGCGAGCTTTACCGCAGGATTACCACGTTCCCAAAAGGCGCGGGCGTCGTAAGAAATATCGTCAACACTACTTTGGTGTATACCCTAGACACGTGGGAGGCCAATGGCGCAGAAGTATATGTAAGGTCAAACGGCCCGGTAGACATCTACAATATACGCTACGTTATAGCGCGGACGTTTAAAGCTCATGACTAAGCACCCTCACATTACCTGGTCGCTAACTGAGACGGCTGCGCCAGCGGTCGAGCCGGTTACGACGGCGGAGGCTAAAAGCCACGGTCGCATCAGCACGAGCGCTGAAGACACGCTAATTGACTCCTATCAGCTAGCGGCGCGGCGGATGATCGAAGAGATTACCGGGCGGTCGCTAATTACTCGTACTTACGAGCTGCGGCTAGACCGATTGCCCTACTCCGATTACTCTGCAATTATCTTGCCGCGCGGCCCCGCACAGTCCGTTGCTTCTGTCCAGTACATCAACACGCTTGGCGCCACTCAGACCTGGTCGTCTGCCGAGTATAGCGTAGACACAAACGGCGATTACTCGCGCCTATACCCGGCGTATAATTCTACTTGGCCAACTGTTCGCACAGAGCCCAACTGCGTCACTATCACATACGATGCCGGCTACGGCGACGCCTCCACGGACGTGCCGCAAGAACTGTTGCACGCGGTTAAGCTATTGTTTCAGCACATGTACGAAAACCGGGAAGCCGTAACGCCGGTTTCTATGGCCGTGCTCCCGATGGCCGTAGAATTTCTTATAGCGCCCTACCGTGTGCGCTGGTTCGGCATAAGCGAGGACTTCTCACCGTGACCATTAGCGGACGCCTAGACAGACAAATAGTCATTGAGTCGCCGGCAGTGGCCCAAGATGCTTCGGGCGAACCTGTGGAGACTTATTCGACGTTTGCTACGGTTTGGGCGAGAAAGCTCAGTATCAAGCGCGCCGCCGAAGCGTTTAAATTCGAGCAACGCGTTGGAACAAAAAACGTTGTTTGGGAAATACGGCACCGCACAGACCTCACTAACCGAATGCGCGTCTTGTTCGACGGGGTTTACTATGATATCGTGGGAATAGAAGAAATTGAGCGGGCAAAGGGGCTGCTGTTACATACTGAGGCGGTATTGGCCTAATGGCGTTTCAAGAAGACTTATACACGCGTTTGTCGGGGTTTGCGGGGTTGACGGCCCTTGTGGGGACCCGCATCTATCCCAACAAATTTCGGCAGGGGACTCGCCAGCAATCGGCCATCCGCTACGCGCGCATAGCTTCTGAACGAGAAAGCACAATGAGCGTAGACGTTGGATTTGTAAGGGAAACTTACCAGTTCGACATTGTTGCTGCAACGTATAGCGCGGCACGAGCAATAGAAAAGCAGCTTTTGGCGGCCATACAAAGATGGCGCGACGCGGGCATTGGTCTGCAAGACACATTTATAGGCAGCGTAAACGACGATTGGGACGACGAAACCGAACAACACAGAATACGCGTAGATGCGGAGTTTATTGTAAACGAGTGACATTATGGCTAAATTTGTAGTAACAGGGCAGAGGCTTTGGTTTGGCACCAATAAACTGTCACAAGACACGGACGCCATTGTTTTAGAATACGCCACCGAGGCCCAAGACACGACTTGCATTGAAGAAGACACGCGCGTCATGACGGGGGGCCTTAAAACCGTGCAATTGCAGGCCAACGGCTACGTCGACTACAGCAGCGCAGAGCCATACATGTTCAACCAAATCGGTGTCGATGATACGCCGATCAGCGTTGCGAATTCTAACGATGTGGGTGCGGTTGCCTATTTTTTTAACGCCACGGCCGGCGGGTTTAACCCAGGCGCGGGAGTCGGGGAGGCGCTCAAGTTTTCGTTTTCTGCGTTTGCTCGCGGAAGGCTGGTTCGCGGTGTGCTGGGATCAACCGGAACAAAAACTAGTTCTGGAACAAACACCGGGGCCCAGTTAGGCGCTGTTGGCGCGTCGCAAAAATTGTATGCGCAGCTGCACGTCATTAGCAGCAGCGGGTCAGGCGACCAAACACTTGACGTTAAAATCACATCTGACGATAACGCGGGGTTTACAAGCGCCACCGATCGTATTACGTTTACTCAAGCAACCACTGCTGCAACTTTTGAGGTTCTTGACACTAGCGGGGCTATTGCAGACGATTATTTTCGAGTAGAATACACTGTGGGCGGAACAGGCAGCCCAACTTTTGACTTTGCGGTAGTATTAGGAGTACTATAATGGCTAAATTTGTGTTAACTAACGCGTTTTTTTCAATCGGCGGCACTGATTTAAGTGATCACCTCGAAAGCGCCACCCTAAACTACGAAGCGGAGTCGCAAGACACTACCGCAATGTCGGACTTAACTCGAATCATGGCCGGCGGTCTCAAGTCGTGGTCAATGGATTTAAATTTTAGGCAAGATTTTGCCGCCAGTAACGTTGACGCCACGCTTTTTCCGTTGGTCGGAACTACCGCAACCGTAATATTGCGCGCGGATGCCGGAAGCGTGTCAGCCACAAACCCCAATTACACCGGAACGGGATTGGTGGCCAGCTACAACCCGTTTACTAACGCCGTAGGTGAGACTGCTAACACTCCTGTAAGCATCGTGTCTGCCGGAACGCTGTCGAGGGCCACATCGTAATGAGTAAATTTCTTGACCGAGCAAAGAGCCAGATAAGTCGAAAAGTGGTGCCGTTTGAGGTCGAGGGAGAGAAGTTTGAAGCAAGGGAATTGAGCGAAGCACATTTTGAAATTTTAGCGTTCAACCACGGCGGGGGCGTTGCAATGCGTCCCGCGCTGGTGGCGCTAAGCATTTATAATTCAAAAGGTACGCCGGAGTTTGGCATAGAAGCGTACCCAGATCTAGTAGAATATTGGGGGCCTCAATTTGCCCCGTTTGTAGAGGCGGCCGTAGAAGCCAATTCTGGTCTCGCAGAAAAAGAAGAGGAAGACCTAAAAAAGCCCTAAGGGAAGCGCCACGCGATCGATTTTTCCTCAAGCTGTTCCTTGAGACGGGGCGATTCCCGAGCGAAATCAAGAAAGAGTTTTCTCCAAGACAACTTGCCCTCTTGATAGCACATTTTGGGCTTTTGCACGACGAAATACAACACGAGACAGTCAAAGCCGAAGCCGAAGCCGAATTCGAACGAAATAAAAGGAAATTTTTGCGTGGCGGTTGATGTAGATCTAAGTTTTGATTTCTCAGAACTGCAAAAAATTCTGACCAAACTGGGGCCGGAGCTTGAAAAAAAAGCAATTGACCAAGCAGTGCGCGCCGGGGCAAAAGAAATTCAAAAAGAGATCAAAAAACAAGCGCCTTACGATTCCCGCCGCAAAAGCGGTACCCATTTGCGTGACGGGGTCATTGTCCGAAAGGGCCGCAAAAATCGTCGAAATCAGTCCGGCAAACACGTGGTCGGCACGCTCTCTCGCAAAGTCCCTCACGCGCACCTTGTTAACTATGGCACTGTAAAATTGCAACCCAACCGGTTTTTTGACCGGGGTTTTATTGCCTCGAAGCACAAAGCCCAGGGGGCGATGATTGATGGCGTTGGCAAGGCGGTCGTGCGCATTAGCAGGAGGCTAGCAAAATAATGGCACAAGCATTTAACCTTTACGGCACGTTGGGCCTAAATACTGCAAAGTTTAAGGCAAACCTAAACAAAGCCGAAAAAAACCTAGATTCGTTTAAGGCCAAATACAAACGCGTAACTAAGCAGTTTAAACGTTCGTTTAAAGAAGCAGAAAAAAGCCTAAAAACTTTTGCCGCTAGCGTAAAAGGGCCGGCTCTTGCCATAGCAGGGTTAACAACCGCTTTTGTTGCGTCACAGAAAGCTGCCCAAGACTCGGCCCGGCAATTTGACGACTTGTCCAAAAGCTTAGACATCAGCGTTGAGCGGGCGCAAGCGCTCACAGCGGCATTTGCCGGCCAGGGGCTAGAGTCCAACGACGTGGGCGACGCAATGAACACTATTGTGGACCGCGCAAAAGATGCCCAAGACGGCATGCAATCATTTGTTGACGACTTTGCCCTAATTGGCATAGAGGTCGACGAACTCAAGAACAAAAACCCAAATCAACTTTTTGATACTTTCGCCGACGCCATAAAAAACACCCAAGACCCCATTTCACGCCAAGCAGCGCTTGTGCGTATCCTTGGCGACGACCTCGGACGCAAGTTGGGCCCGGCGTTAATGCGGGGATCGCAAGGTTTTAGGGATTTGCAAGAAGAAATGCAAGCCTCGGGCGTCCTCATGTCTCAGGAGCTAATTGACAAATCACAACGCGCAAATGAGGCGTTTAACAAACTTACAAGCGTCGTGAAGCTGGGGCTAACTAAAGCATTTGTGGCCTTATCCCCGTATATGGAAGCGTTTGCAAACTACCTCCGCGACAATGTGCGTTTAGGGCCGGATTTTGAAAACAAAATGAAAAGTGCGTTTACTGCAGTGACAAGAGCGGTAGCAGTGTTTGCCGACGGGCTGCACGGGGTAAAAATCCTGTTTCAATCTGCGGTGACGGCAGCCAACGCGTTTGCAACCGGGCTGCTAAAGGGCTTTCAAGCGGTTTTGGACGGTATTGGGGCAGTGGCCACAGGGTTAAAAAACCTTATCGTAGACAATTTATTAAAGCTTGCAGAAAAACTAGCCCCGTTTAACGACATGATGGCTAGCCTAGCGGCCAGCCTTAGAGAGATTGCGGCTGTAGAGGTTGGGTCGCCTCAAATATTAGACGACGCCGTCATTGCCAATGCCGAAGCGTTAAATAAGTCAGTGTCTAAATTGCGAGCCACGTTAAGCGAAGACCTCCCTTCCAAAAAACTCGAGCGTGCTTTGTCCGAAGCTACCGACGACGTTGTTATTCGAGGAGAAGGCGCGCGACAAGGCATGTCGTCGGCAGAAACAGGCGCCGAAAAGGGAAGGGAGTTTTCAAAGGCGTTCAAACGAGAAGTCAACGTTACGCTAAAGGGTTCTGTTGAGTCTGCACTTGAAGGCGACTTCCAATCAATAAGCGACATGTGGAAAAACTTGTTGCGGCGCATGGCGGCAGACGCATTAGCGGCCAATCTATCGTCGGCTTTTGGTTTAGGGGGGGACAACTCCGGTCAGTTTAGCGGCGGCAACGACTTTTTTGGTACGCTAAGTAACGTGGTGTCCGGAGCGTTTGGCGGCTTTGGCGGCGGCAGCGGTAGCGGCGGCGCAGGAAACGTCATCAACAATGCGATCAACATAACCACGCCCAACGCGGCGTCATTTACGCCCAGTCGGGCTAGGATTTTTCAAGAAATGCAACGGGGGAACATGGCGTAATGGCATTTTTAGAAACCCCAAGATTTCCGGTAAACATTCAATACGGGTCGCAAGGCGGCCCTACGTTTATGACCGACGTTGTTAAATACGCCAACGGCGCTGAGTACCGCAACCAGCGTTGGTCTCTGGCGCTGCACAAGTACAACGTGCGCTACAGCGTGCGCCGGTACAGCGACGTTATTAACGTTCATAACTTTTTTTTGGCGTCGGGCGGCCGATTTGATGGATTCCGCGTCAAAGACCTCTTTGATTTTAGCACCGGATCAAACGGCACGGGAAGCCCGGCGTTTGATGATGTAACAATCGGCACAGGCGACGGCAACACAACTTCTTTTCAGCTCGTCAAAACATACACCAAAGGCGCCAACACATACACGCGCACCATAACTAAGCCAGTAGCTAGCACCACTGTGGCGGGCTATAACGGCAGCGCCGAAGCGTTCTCAGTAGACACCACTACGGGAATTGTAACGTTTTCGGTAGCGCCAGGAGTTGGGGAAACTGTTACAGCGGGCTGCGAGTTTGATGTGCCGTGCAGGTTTGACACCGATGAGTTGGACATTATCGAATTTCTTTACTATAACGATAATAGTGCTTCAGATTTAGTAAGCATTCCGAACATACCGCTTATAGAGATAAGGAACGCTTAAAATGACTAGATTCCAACCCGCTTTTGAAAAAATGCTGGAAAATGAAGGGGGTTACCAGCTGCACCACGTGCCCGGGGATCGCGGGGGCCGCACTTACGCAGGCATCTCTGAGCGATCTTTTCCAGATTGGGCGGGCTGGAAAATACTGGCCGAAAAAACCCAAGACCAGCGTGCGCTAGAAGTGCTAACCCAATCGCTGTATCTTAATAAGTTCTGGAAGCCCATACAAGGGAACTACATTAAACATCAACAAGTTGCCAACTCGTTATTTGATTTTGCGGTCAATACGGGGGTGCCTCGCGCGGTTAGGCTAGCCCAAATCGTTGTGGGCGCGCATCCAGACGGCGTTATGGGCCCTAAAACTTTAGAAGCTCTAAACTCCACAGATCCGCACACCTTTCAAGCCGGCTTTATGCTTGCTAAAATAGACCGATATCGTAGGATTGCGGCAGCAGACCCAAGCCAGCGGAAATTTTTGTTAGGATGGATAAACCGAGTTTTTGAGGCGAAATAATGAAATTCTTAGATATTGGTGGGATTATCTCGGGTGTGGGCAAAATTGCAGACAACTTTCACACCAGCGACAAGGAACGGCTAGAGCTAGCACTAGCCGAAAAACAACTTGATGCGTCTCTTGTCCTAGGGCAACAACAGATTAATCAAATAGCGGCCAAGCATAAGTCCGTGTGGGTAGCGGGGTGGCGCCCCGCAATTGGCTGGGTGGGAGCGCTCGGGCTTTTATACCAGTTTATGATATACCCATTACTAATGTGGGCGTTTGCCGCTTTTGCGCCTGAGCTTACTCCTCCGCCAAACGTCGACACTAGTCAGCTTTACCCATTAATCACAGCTATGCTGGGCATTGCGGGCATGCGCTCGTTCGACAAAGTAAAAAATGTCAGTACGGAAAAACTATAATGGCAGTACTCACGGCGGCCCGCCGAACGGCAAAAGACACCAATTTAATGCAAGATTGTGAATGCGTGCGAATTGTGCGGACTGACGGCACAGTGTACCGGTTTACAAACGCCGTTTCTAACCTGACGATGACCACATACAATAACGCAGGCACTGCTACCTCGCTGGCCGCACCCGTGACTTATCAGAGCGACCAAGGGTTTGTTTTAAGCGCGGTGGGGATGGACGAAAATCAAGCCGGCTCAATTGACATAGAAGGCATAGCCAGCTCAACGGGGGTAACCAGAAATGCAATCTTATCAGGATTTTTCGATAAGGCTCGCGTTTATATTTTCCAAACCGATTACACAGCGCCTGTTGAGGATGATGAAGCAATTTTCAGCGGCTACTTTGGCGAAGCAACTATTGAAGACGGCCGCTACGTACTCAAGTTTTCTTCTCTTATCGACGTTCTTAACATTAATTTGGGCGAAAAGCGGACTCGACTTTGCCGTGCAAAACTCGGGGACGAACGTTGCGGTGTTAACCTTAACGCCAGCGAGTGGCAAGCGGCCACGGCGTACGCGGCCACGAGTATAACAGATGCCAAAATAGGAGATGTAGTCAAGCCCTCTACACAAAATTTTTATTGGTTCCGGTGTAGCACGGCCGGGACTAGCGACGCAACAGAGCCCACTTGGACTACGTCGCTTAACGCCACTACAAGCGACAATACCGTTACTTGGGTCGCGGTCCGCCCGCACAGACTAGCGCTCACTGTGGCTTCGGTTGCGGGCACCACGGTCAATATAACCGAGACGGTTCCGGCGTATTTAGACGACCATTATACTAACGGGTACATTACTGTAGGCAGCGGGCCCGGCGTTGGAGAGCGAAGGCGCATAGTTTCGGGCAGCGGCTCCACGTTTGTCGTCGACCGCGCGTTTTTGACAACGCCCACCGTCGGCAACAGTTTGACCTTTGTGGCCGGGTGCACAAAACTTTTGGCGGCAGATTGCAATTCTCGCTTTTTAAACACCTACAACTACCAAGGCGACCCATACAAACCAGGGGCATTAAATGTCAAAGTTGTCGGCGGAACAAAGTAAATTTATGGACCTGGTGCGGGCCAAACTGGGCGCCAAGTTTGTTGAAGGGGGACGGGGCAGCGTTGGGTACGATTGTGCCGGGGTTATATTGGCGTCTCTAAGCGAAATGGGGAGAGACCTAAGCATTCCCAGCTACAGCATCCTGTCGCGCACAGACCCAAAGCCGCACATACTTGAGCATTGCGTTGAAATTCCCTCCGCCGAGCACCCGGGAGACATTATTGTTTGCAACCGCTACCCGGTCACGCATTTGTTAGTGTACGCCGGGGAAGGCTATGCAATACACTGCCACCCACGCGTGGGCAAAGTTGCGCTTACTTGCATAACAAACAGCGTATATTTTAAGCCCTCCCGCTGCACTTATTATAGGATAAAGTTCGATGGGTAAGAGCACTGAGCAGATCGTAGGGACCGCGCTAGGTGCTGTTGTTGGGGCCTTCTTTGGCTCGCCACTTACTGGCGCTCAGGTCGGGTACTCCATTGGAACCGCCTTTACCGAGGTGGACCTTCCGCCCGGGCCGCGCGTCGAAAATCGCGAATTTAACGACGCAGATTACGGCTCCACCATTCCGCTTCTGTTTGGCCAAGACGTTGTGCCTGTTTCCATCGCGTGGATGCAGGGCAACAAGTACATCGAACAATCATCGCGCAACGAAGTATCCAAAAATCAATATCAAACGTCGTACACTTATAAAGCCACCGTTCTCTTAGATCTGGGCGAAGCCGAGTTCGAGACCATAGACAAAGTCTGGTGTAATAATGTTCTGTACTACGACCGATCGCAGCCGAATTTGATCGCGGACAAAGAAAGCGAGGACGAGTTTAAAATAACGCTGCACCGGGGAGAGGTTGACGCTTTGCCCGCAGAAGCGATCGTGGCCGAGCAGTCGACAAACGCAATACCGTTTCGAAACCGATCTACGCTCATGATCGAAAATATGAACCTTAGCGAATCGTTTTTCAACACTTTGCCCACTTTTCGCGTGCTTGCCACTCGCAGAAGCATCGACTACGTTCCGGGATCCTCCGCCACCGTGGTTGATGCAGAGAAACTTTTTCCCGGCGGGCAAAGCATCGCCACTATATTTTTACAAGTTCCAGACAGTTATAAATACGACCCTAGCTATGCGGGCAATACCGTTTACGATTTTTTGCCGGCGTCGCCTAATTACACCTCTGATAACGGGATGTATGGCGTTCACCACGTAGAAGGCACACGTATTTGGGCCAGTTCGTATCACAACTCAAAACCGTGGGAGTCTGTAAAAATCCCGTCGTCCTCCGTAAAAGAAGTGCGCTACCTGTTTTCAAACCAAGTGTCGGCAGTTATTCCCGGCACAAAAACATTCCTAGCATATAGGATATCTCGCCAGGAATACGACATCGATGCGATCAGCCGTGTCGATGTCGGTAGCGCAAGCGGGCTGCCTCCTCGCGTAGAGCGAGAAACGTGGCTTTACCCTTTTGATTTACCGGTTGACGGGGACAAAGCTCTGTACGATGTGGGCGGAAGCTTCACGGCCCGGAAGTTTAACGTGTTTATTAAGGCAATTCGCAACACTCAAGACCTGTATTTTATCCGCTATGCGGTCGGAAACACTTTTAACGTTCGTTTTGCAATCGGCAAAGCGATTGGTGACCGCATGTCCGTGGTGTGCTTAAACGGTTTTAATCCGGCGGATTATCAACTATCTACAGATGCCGCCACCTATGACACCGGGTCAATTATTAACAACGGCAAAGCTTTAAAATGCGAAAAATACTTCGACAAAATTTATATTTGGATTGGTTCCGCAAATTCAGGGGGATCCCCGCCAAACGAGGGGTTTGTAGGGACTATCGCCATTGACGCTAACATAAGATTTCCCCGGCCTATTGAATTTTATAAAAAGAAAGGCCTCTTTGATTGGAGAACATTTTTTTACTATCGGAGCGACGAGAATTACGTAGTCAGCGGGATTCCTCGAAACTTTAGCGACTCGTACAAAGTGCTGGGCCGAACTTTTAACCGACTGATCCCGGACTACGAAAATGAACGGCTGTATGCCTACGTTAACGGAGGGTATGACGAGGCCGACACGAACATGACCGCCGAATTTCCTGAAATGTCCGGCGTGGCGGCCAACGGTTTTTATGAAATCGATCGCGGGGATTTTTCAACCATTGCATCATATGGAACAATCACACCGGAAGGTGAAGACTATGACGGCAACGGCTTTGTGAGCGGGGGCAAATATGTAATTTTTCCTGGCCGCATGATAGAAATAGACCGCGACACCACAAGTGTCGTACAAACTACGAGCAGTATTGCAGATGTGCTAGACACTTTGCCGTCTACGGGATACGAAAGTTTAGAGGTTGTGGCGTACCCTCAATATAAAGCGGGCGTCTTTACGGACGCATTAATTGCTACCGGGGGCGCGCTTACTCTTTTGTTTGATTCCACAATTAGCCAGGACATTCGGACGGCTGTTGAACAACACCGGTACTACCACGGACCGAACACAGTGGCTATTAAAGCCGGCACCACCACGACTTTGGACGAGGTCGTGAGCACGTTGTGCCAGCGTACCGGCGTACTAACCGCTAGCGACATAGACGTTACTGACTTGTCCGGCATTACCGTAAACGGCATGGTTGTGGCCGAACAAGCCCCCGCGATCAACTCAATTATGGCGCTGGCCAAGGTCTATCTCTTTGACATGATTGAAGAGGACTATAAAATTAAGTTTGTTTTGCGCGAGAATGCAAGCATTACGCGCAGTATCCCGGCGGCAGACCTACAAGCGCACGAGGTTGGACAAAAGCCGTTTGAAATACAGACGACGACTCCGGCCAATTACAAGTCGCCAAGCGTGTTTTCTGCAACATTCCGGGACATCGAAAGCGACTACCAGCCTGGGACGGTGCAAATTGAATCGCCGTTTGGAGAAAATTCTGCCCGCGTTGATATGCAATTTCCCGTAGCACTAACAACCGGCGAAGCATATACGGCTTTAGAACGTATTTCGCGGGCCACGCATAACGCGGAACAAGGAGACATTAGTTTTCAAACCACGTTCAAGCATTCGGATTTGGAAGTAGGTCAATTTGTGACCGCCACCGCAGAAGACGGTACTTCGTACACAGGGCGCATAGTAAACAAGGAAGCAGGGCGGCCGGGAATCGTCAAGTTTACCATTCGCCCGGATATTCTCGAAAATTACGGCGCCGCGTCAATTGCCTACACCGGGCTGTCGACGACAACAGTCAACCCAAGTTTTTCGTCAGTAGTCCCAATAATCGTTGACTCGCTAGGGTTTACTGCATCGGAGGACGGGCCTGGGTTTTGGATTGGGGCCTACACGGCGGGAGACCAAGACCCCGGCGGCGTAGGTATACAAGTCAGTTACGACGACGGCAACACGTTTTTAGACCTCGTTAACCGTCGGGCAAACGTCTTGGCTTGTCGATGTGTGGACGCTCTTGGAGACGGCGAACCGGGGTTTGTCGACGGCCGAGAGTCCATGACTATACATGTCTTAGACGGCACGCCGGTCACAGTTACGCGGGCACAACTGTTAAGCGATCAGGAAACAAACACGTTTTTCTATGGCGCGCCGGGTCGTTGGGAAATGGTCAAAATCCAAACGTTTACGGATAACGGAGACGGCACATATGAAGCAACAGACTTTTTACGCGGGTACAAAGGTACCGACCATTTTATGGGCCAGCACGAAATAGGCGACATGCTTATAAAGTTTGACCGGTCGTTGATGGTGAGGTATATACCGCCTGCCGATAGATTTGAGGAAACGGCTTTGATTCGCATGGCGGGCTACGGCAACTCGGGCCTGCGTGACGTAGTTGACACTTACGCGCCGGTCACAGGTAACGGCGCGCTACCGTTGCCCCCCACGGCGGTAACCGGGTACAAAGCGGACAATGGGGACTGGGTGTTGTCGTGGAACAGAAAAGCGCGCTACGGCATTGAGTGGAAAAACCGATTTGACGTTATCCAGGACGATAGCATAGAGGAGTATCTAATCTATATACTAGATACGAGTGCGGACAACATTGTTTTGCGTACTATCACTGTAACAAACGATACTACGTACACGTACACCGATGCGTTGCAAGTTACAGATTTTGGGGCTACTCAAGGCACTTTAGAGTTTGCGATAGCTAAAAACAGCGCGCTTTACGGCGCCGGAGATATAACAAGGGTGAGTTTATGACAACTGAAAAATACGGCTTTACGGAACTAGCGTCAGCGGACGCAAACAAATTTGTTACGTACAACCAAAACCTACGCCGGCTAGAGGCGGGTTCAATGGGCGTAATAAGCCGGACGAATTCCGGCCCGCCAGTATCCCCGTCGCAAGGCGATGCCTACATTGTGGATTCGGCTACCGGCGATTGGTCGGCGTTTACCGTAAACGATGTGGCGTTTAGCGTCGGCGGCAGCTGGTTTAATATTACTGCAATAGAGGGCATGCGAGTTTGGGTTAACGACGAAGATGCCCTGGTCGCATATACGGGATCTGTGTGGACAGATGTAGTTATATCCGGCTCAGGTTTGTCGGGTCTTACTAACAACAGCGTCCCCTATATCGCATCGGAGCAGTTGGCTGAAGACGTTAATTTTAACTACGACCCAGGCACCGATACGCTTACCGTGCCCAACATAATAGTCACCGGCAGCGCCACCACGTTAGACACGACTAACTTGACGGTAGAAGACCCGCTCATTGTGCTTGGCGAGGGAAACGCCACCGACAGCATTGATCTAGGTTTTATTGTCGAACGATCAAGTAACAATCAAGGCGTTATTTGGGACGAATCTGCTGACGAATTTGCTTTTATTGACACGACGGAAACGGGCACAACGTCGGGCAACGTGACGATTGCGGATTACGCCGATATGCATGCGGGAAGCGGCACGTTCGACGACGTGCTGTTGTTGTCGGGCGGATCGTCCGGCGCGCCTTCTTACACGTTTACTGGCGACACAGATACCGGCATGTATAGATCTGCGGCAAACGAGCTAAGTTTGGTAGCAGGATCGGTGCAGGGTTTAATTGTTACTAACTCCTCTCTGCGGACAGGGTACACTGGAACGGCAGCGGCTCCGGCGTACTCGTTTGGTGGCGACGTTGACACCGGTATGTATTTAGCTGGAGTTGGGGCCCTTGATTTTTCTGTCAGTGGCTCCGGCATTATTCGGTTAGACACCACTGGGATATCAATGCTAAATTCCGGCGACCAATTTAAGGGCAGCGATGGCGGGGTCAGCACTCCCGACTTTACGTTTAGCTCGGACGCCGACACGGGGATGTTCCGGTACGCTATAAACCAGCTGGGTTTTGCTTGCGGCGGGTCCGAAGCGCTCCTAATGTCTTCTAGTTGGGTAAGAACACAGTTCAACGGGACGGCAGCGGTTCCGGCGTACTCATTTGTTGGCGATATCGACACCGGTATGTATTTAGCTGGAGTTGGGGCCCTTGATTTTGCTGTTGGCGGCTCTGGTATTATTCGGTTAGACACCACTGGGATATCAATGCTAAATTCCGGCGACCAATTTAAGGGCAGCGATGGCGGGGTCAGCACTCCCGACTTTACGTTTAGCTCGGACGCCGACACAGGGATGTACCGAAACGCCATAAACCAGCTGGGTTTTGCTTGCGGCGGCGTAAGCGCCTTACAGTTGTCGGCTACGTGGGCGCGTGTTGGCGATTTTGGAAGCGTGTCTACCCCCGCTTGGTCTTTTGATGGAGACACAGACACCGGCATATACTTGGTGGCAGCCGGCAGAGTCGGGATTGCGTCAGGGGGCGGAGTAGCAGCCGTGTTTGAAGATAGCTCCGACGGGGGCCGGTTGTCCGTAAGCGACACAAACACTTCTTACGCTTCGTCTATCGTGACTGCTCGTGACACAGCGTCTTCGTCTACCACCGCGGACAGCGTCCCTTGTGTAAATGTAACGAACACAACGGCGTCATACACGTCGGGCAATTATATCGGCAAAGTTATGTTTAGCAGGAGCGGCGACTCTTCTGACGGCACTCGCTGCGGCATGGTGGCTCAGTATACGGCTACCGACACTGCCAACAATTTCAGCTCCCGGCTAATTTTTAGGACTTCCGCAAGTGCTGCGGGAGACGGCACCGACAACCTTGAAATTGACGACGACGGTACGCTAACGTTTAACGCGTACGGCGCAGGGACTCTTAGCACAGATGCTAATGGGGTGGTCAGTGCCTCAGACGCCCGGCTAAAAAATAAACTGGCGGACAATGTGCCTGGACGTGACGCCATTTTAGCGTTGTCCCCCACGTGGTACGAATGGAAAGAGGGAACTAAATACTCCTCGGGACTACGTGAGCTGGGGTTTATTGCGCAAGAGGTAGCAAAAGTAATACCAGAAGCGGCGCCAGGAGATGACAGTGTCCCCGTGGAAGAAAAACGACGCAACTACCACGACCGGGCAATAATTGCCGCGTTGGTTAAACACAATCAAGAGCTTGAAGCAAGGCTGTCTGCGTTAGAAAACGAAACTAAAAAATAATTACTGCAAGTTTTGCGCCGAACCCCCACCCTATTCGGCGCATTTTTTTACGCTTTTTTACTTTACAGCTCTTCCCTATGCGCTATCATTAGTAATGTAAACAATTACTGAGGAGGCTTCGCGCATGTTTACAAAACAAGAATTGCACTACCTGTCGATTGCTTTAGAACAAATGGTTAAACAAGGCCTGGCAGGGGGATTTAAAGAACTAACTTTCGTTCACAACTTAGGCGTAAAAATCCACCAGGTTAGCGAGGAGTTGCAAAATGCTACTGATTCCAGTGCAAAACAAGACAGCGTACCGAATTAGCAAAATTTATAGCGAATTCCTCGACAACCGCCCACTTTTAGCATATCTTTTAGAAGGCGAAAATGGTTTATCTAGTCGGCTGTGCGTTCGAAGAACTATGCGCCTAAGCATTGACTTAGATATTCAAGATAATCGGGTATTTGTTAATGACGGAGAATATATAATTTGCGCAGTGGGACGGCCTTTTGATGCTGAAGATGGAGACTTGGGAACCGGGCTAGTATTGGGGCGAACTTTGGACTATTTGCTACGATCGGAAGAAGCAGTAAAAACGTTAAAACGAGAGGTGTTTTTAGGTGATTCCAATTTACGCTTCGGCTCTGCCGCGGATATCCAAATGCTCCGCCAGCGCTAAACTACAGCACGAACTGCCCGACCGCATACCCTCTACAGAGGACGCGGTAGCGGGCACTGAAAGACATGCCGAAATAGAGCAATACATAAAGTCAGGCGGCACGTACGTACCCGAGGATTCTTTAGTACTGCAGGCCGTTGAGCATTTAAAAACAATTACGGACGTAAAAAATTTGGAAGCCGAAGTAAAGGTAAAATCCGAATTTCTAGGCTCCAATGTCATTGTGGATGCGGTAGACCGCAAAAATAAGATAATTATTGATTTTAAATTTGGCTACCAAGAAGTAGAGGTAGATGGCAACATGCAATTACTTGCAGGCATGCAGGCGCTTGGATTTGACCCACATGTGCCTACTACTTTTGTCATCATTCAACCGCGCGTTGAAAGCCCGGTTAAAACAATAAAAGTTAACGCGGAATACGTCCGAGCCCGTTGGGCGGAACTAAAAACGATAGTAAACAACGCGCGCGCACCGCAACCTCAGTATAACGTGGGGCGTCACTGCATGCTGTGCCCCGCGAGGCACCGGTGCGGAGCGATTAACGACGCTCAAAAAGGGCTGACAGACTACGTAGAAGCCAAACGCGCTGAGCTTGATTTGACAGACTTTGAGCTAGGCCAAGAGCTTACAATTGTCCACGAATTAATGGACATAGTCACAGCCCGGAAATCTGCCCTGACTGCTATTGCCGAACACAAGTTAAGGGAAGGCGGGGCAGTGCCGGGCTGGGGCATGCAAAGGAGCCGTGGCCGCCGAGTTTTTAAAGATGCGCAAGCCGCAGCAGAATTTATCAAATCTCAGGGGGTAGATCCGTACAAATCGGAAATGAAAAGCCCGGCAGAAGTGGAAAAGGAAATAAAAAAATCTATACTTAAGGAGCACGTCGAATCAATTCCGGGGCGCACTAAATTGGCGCCGGAACCAACAGCCGCACAACTATTGTCAAAAGGTGCTAAATTATGAGTGATAGCGTTAACTTGTTAACTCCCGTGGGCCGGATAGTTTACGAAAGCATATTCGAACCCAACACAAAAGATATGAAAGGGAAGCCGCTAACCGCTAGGGACGGCAGCCCACGTAAGGAATACGTGCTTAAACTGGCTGTCGAAAAAACCGCGCCTGGGTTAAAGGAATTTGCCGCCGCGCTAAAAGAGTACGCGCGTAACGAGCTAGGTGAAGACGCCCCAAAGCACCCTGGATTTTCGTGGAAATTCGAGGACGGCGACAAACCAAAAGAAGGCCGCGAAATCAAAAGCCATTCTGCAGGTTGCTTGGTTTTTAAATTTAGCAGCGGTTACGCTCCACAAATTGTTAAAGACGCGGGCAGAACTTCAGTATTGCGCGAAGCACTTAAGGCAGGCGACTACGCGCGAGTGTACTGTAAAGTAAGCCCAAACAAAGAAACGAACCCTCAAGGCGGGTTGGGTCTGTTTTTAAATTTAATTATTGTGGAATGGGTAGCGTTTGGCGACGCTCTTTCGTCTGGTCCCGATGCAGAATCGATTTTGAGCAGTTCTCCCGTACACTTGCCAGAAGGCGCCAGTAAAACGCCTAGCGCCGCCGGTGCTACCCCGGACTACGGCATTTTAGACGATCCTTTTGGACTGTAGCTCATGATAATTGATATCGACTTCGAAACCTACTCTGAAGCCGGGATGTATCAAGACGCCGCAGGGAAGTGGCACACGATACAAAAAGGCAAGCCTGGCATCGCGTGCGTAGGGGCTCCTCGATATGCTGAGCACGACAGCACCCGCGTGTTGCGGTTGTGTTATGACGATACCCTGTGGCGCGAGGGGGAACCTCCGCCCACAGATTTGTTTAACGCGATCAAAAACGGGGCAGTGCTGGGAACGTGGAATCTAAGCTTCGAATACTTTGTTTGGCATTACGTTTGTGTAAAAAGATTGGGGTGGCCGCCGGTGTCGTTAAGTCAGTGGTACGACCGTCAAGCCCAGGCAATGAGTTTTTGCCTACCTCCCAGTTTGGAAAAAGCCGGGGCGGCGCTTGGGTCGAACGTTCAAAAAGACAAAAAAGCCGGGCAGATATTAAAGAAAGCCTCTGTGCCTGGACAGCCCCCGCTTACAAACGCAGATCACGCGACGCTTGATCACTACAACAGAGTTGACGTGCAAACGCAAAAATCCATAGCGAAAAACCTTCCTATGCTCCGCCCGTTCATTGAAAAAGTGTGGCGCACGGCAGAAACCATAAACTTTCGCGGCGCACCCGTCGACGTTGATTCTGTGAACGCGTGCATTGTCGAGTATGAAAAAGCTCTTGACGCGGCAAACCAAAAGATCCAAAAACTAACTAACGGCAAAATTGAAACTATCGAGAAAAACCGGCAAATCGTTGAATATGTTAGGGGACGCGGCGTCGATATCGATTCTATATCACAAGATGCGGTAAACGAAATCTTAAACCGAGGGGACCTCCCCACAGATTGTGAACACATATTGCGCACACGACAGCAATCAACAAGCGCGGCCGTCAAAAAGCTGTACGCTTTAAAAAACATGACTAATAGCGACGGTCGCATAAGAAGCATGTTTCGATTTCACGGTGCGCACACGGGGCGTTTTAGCGGAAGCGGCCCGCAACCGCAGAACTTCCCTTCCCGAGGTCTTGTCAAAGGGATCGACGTGGACGAAACTTTAAAACTAGCTCGGGAGTGCCGTTTGTTTGACGAACACCCCAATGACTGTGTTGACAGAATAAAATCATGCATGCGTGGGTTGTTTAAAGCCAGCCCAGGGCGCGAGTTAATCGACAGCGACTATAGTAGTATCGAGTCCGTAGTTTTGTCGTGTCTTGCAAACGAGACTTGGCGCATAGACGCGTTTAAAAATAAACAATGCATTTATTCGTTAACTGCTTCGGCGCTGACTGGTGTGCCAATCGAAGAGTTTCACAGCGACCACCCTTTGCGCAAAAGCGTCGGAAAAGTGGCAGAACTGGGGTCTGGATACGGTGGGAGTTTCGGCGCGTGGAAAAACTTTGGCGCCGATGATTTTATGACCGAAGAGGAAATTAAAGCCGGCGTGGGCGCTTGGCGGGCTAAAAATCCAAACATAGTAAGGTTTTGGTACGGCCTGCAAGACGCGGCAATGCAAGCAACCGAAAGGCCGGGCCGAGTCTTTGAGCATAACGGCATATCGTACAAAGTGCATGACGCGGTTTTGTACTGCCGGCTACCTAGTGGGCGCACGCTCAAATACCACGACCCAAAAATAGGATCGAACCGCTGGGGGGCGCCATGCTTAACGTACATGTTTTCGAACACAAACCCTAAAAAGGGTGGGATCGGGTGGATTCGGGTAGATACTTGGGGAGGTACGCTTACCGAAAACGTCGTGCAGGCGGTGAGCGCCGACATACTAATGAACGCGCTGACCACAATAGAAGAAACCGGCAAGTATCCAATCGTGCTGCACGTGCACGATCAGATTACCGCAGAACCTGTAGCGGGATCGTCAAATCTCGCGGAGTACGAGTCACTAATGTGCGCGTTGCCGCAATGGTGTGAGGGCTGGCCAATTCAAGCCAGCGGTGGGTGGATTGGGGAAAGGTATCGCAAATGAATCTTTTTAACATGTTCGCAAGAGCGGTTTATTGGCCGACAAAAAGTGAGCGCATAGTATTGACGTTTTCTCAATTAGGTTTTCAAACAAAGCCTATAGTCGTACATTATTGCAAATGGGTCGCCGGGGGATCTATGGTTGTGGGGGCTCGCATTTATACTTCGGATCACCCCGACCATTTTTTAGAAAGCGAGGATTTTTTAGAGCAAATAGCGTGGCTGTCGGTCTGGGCCAAGTACGGTGTGCTTACGCCTTTTGCGCTGCTCATGTTTAAAAAATCCTTGCAAACACAGGTAATTGACTTCGCCCAAAAATTACGTAGGAAAAAGCAATAGCGGTTTAATTATTACGATATTTGAGTAGTCACAATATACAAACCAAAGGAAAAATAAACCATGAAGGTGCTAATAATTGGCCACGGGCGCCACGGCAAAGACACAGTAGCGGAACTGCTACAAGAAATGCACGGACTGCGTTTTAGATCGTCCAGTAGATTCTGCGCCGAACAAATAGTCTTCCCTTGGCTTTCTGACCGGTACCGAACCGCAGAAGAATGCTTTGCTGACCGCCACAACGCTCGCGAGATGTGGCGGGATATTATAGCAAACTACAACGCCCCGAGCCCGGCGCGCTTAGCAAAAGAGATATTGCAAGAATCGGACGTGTACGTAGGAATGCGCGCGTTTACAGAATTTACTGCTGCGAAACCTCTCTTTGACAAGATTTTATACGTGTCAGCATGGCCTAGGGTTACCTACCGGGACGCCACTTTTAATATTGCGTATAACCCAACGTGTATGCGGTATATTTCTAATGTTCGAGGTCTAGACTATTTAAAAAGGCAGTTGTATGCACTATAGGCCCTACCAACAAAGCTTGCATGACAGTGTTTTGCGATCGTTTAACGCCGGCGTTAGGCGTCACGCACTCGTAGCCCCGACTGGCGCGGGCAAGACCGTCATGATTTCGGGAATCATAAAAAGTTTGTCTGTGCCTACGTGTGCAATAGCCCACAGGCAAGAGCTAGTTGGCAACATATCGCTGGCGCTGGCTAAGAACGGCTTAACGCATCGGATCATCGGCAGCACAAAAACCGTTAAAAATGTCTGTAGAATCCACATGATGGCGCTAGGCAAAGTGTTTTACGATCCGGGTGCGAGTCTGGCGGTGGCCAGCGTCGACACTTTGTTGCGACGTGCAGACAAACTTGCCAAATGGTTGCCGACAGTAAACTTATGGATCATAGACGAGTGTCACCACGTACTGCGCGAAAACAAATGGGGCAAAGCCGTCGAGCTGTTTCCCAACGCGCGGGGCCTGGGGGTCACCGCCACGCTAGAGCGGTCAGACGGGTACGGGCTCGGGGCGCACACAGATGGAGTTTTTGAAGCGTTTACCGAAGAAGTAAGCATGGGGGACCTAATACAGATGGGGTTTTTGACGCCTTTTGAGGTGTATGGGATCCCCATTGCACGAGATTTACATTTTGATGCAGTGCCCATAAGTGCCAATGGCGACTACTCAAAGAAAAAGCTAACCGAAGTCACTAACGAGTCTCGCCAACTTGTGGGAGACATCGTTAAACACTATAAGAGGCTTGCGGACGGAAAGCGGGGAATCACCTTCGCGCAGAACCGAGAAAACGGCCGCACTATAGCAGAGCAGTTTAACGCTGCGGGGGTGCCCGCGTTGTTTGTAGACGGGACCACGGGCGACGTGGAACGCTTCGAGGCCATCGAGCAGCTAAAAAACGGACAAATTAAACAACTTGTAAATGTAGATCTGTTTGGCGAAGGCGTGGACATTCCTGCCATTGATTACGTGGCACTTGCTCGCCGCACGGCCAGCTTTCCCCTTCACGCTCAGCAAATCGGGCGGGCGGTGCGGTTGTTTGAGGGCAAAACAAAAGCAATTATTAGCGACCACGTAAACAATAGTCGGTTGGGGTTCCCTTTAAAGACGGGGCGCGCTACGCTCGACCGACGAGAAAAAACCAGCAAAAAAACTGATACTGTTTACTTAACCGACTTGGTTGATTGTGAGGCATGTTTCCGACGGTACCCGATTCAAGACAAAATTTGCCCTTCATGCGGGGCCGGCACGCCAGACATACCTAAAGACAAGCGTTCCGATCCCGAATACATAGAGGGCGACCTTGTTCTTTTAGACATAGACGAACTTAATTCCTTGCGCGAGAAAATCAAGCACATTCAAAGCCCGGCCGAAGAGGTGGCCAATAAATTGAGATACGCCGGCGCAAAGCCCGCGGCAATAATGGGGGCCCGATCTAGACACATAAAACGCCAAGAGGCGCAGCAGGGGCTGCGAGACGCCATAGCAAAATGGGCAGGAGTTCAACGACATCAAGGGCTTACCCGATCTGAAGTAATGCGACGGTTTTTTAAATCGTATGGTTATGACATAATGACTGCACAAACACTCACCGCCAACCAGATGACCGACTTGCAGACGAGGGTAGCTAATGGGACAGATATTGACCTTTAAAACCAAAGAAACCGCAGACGTGCTCGAAATGTCCTTAAAAGACGAAGAGAGCTGCCACGTGGATTTTGGAATTTTCTCGATATTGGGGTTTACTGTTGCGCGTCGGTACTTTAAACGACTAAAACAGCAACAACGCCACGAATTTATCGAGGAGGTTTTAGACACCATGCAGATCTACTTTGAATTCGACCGAGAAAGGGGGTACACGTGGCTGAAGATGGCGCTACTTTACGGGATTTGCAACGACTAAGCGACGAACTTTTTGCGCAATGTTTTCCGCAAGCCGGCGACTCTCAAGTTGTCGGCTCAGAAAGTTTGGTAATACAAGAAATTGAAGCGGGGCACGCAGAGCTGGGTTACCGATTATTCCGCAATAACAGCGGGGCCTTTAAAGATGCAACCGGCCGTCTTGTACGGTTTGGTTTGGGCAACCGCTCAGCAAGATCCTGCAAGAGAATGAAAAGCAGTGATTTTATAGGGTTTAGGATTGTGGACGGCAAACCCATATTTGCGTCGATCGAATGTAAGAAAAAAGGCTGGACAAAACCCATTAATGAGCATGAGCGGGCCCAAGCGCGTTGGCTGCACGCGGTAAATCTGGCCGGCGGCATTGGCCGGTTTGTCACTTGTTTAGAGGACTTAAGATAATGCGAAAGTTTATTCCTGTTAAAACCGAACCCGCTACCAACGGAAGGCTAAACAAAATCCCCGTA